ATCTTCAATTCATCTATGTAATATTCTAATTCCCTTCTCAATTCTTCATCTGTGTATTCCATATCTGTATGTAGCAATCAATCTAATGCCACTTGCCTCCTTCGTGTAAATATTGTAATAAGTATTGCCGCCTATATTTAACTCATCTATGTATAACCAATCGTTTCTAAATCCTTCTAAATGCTCTGGTGCAACATCTGCTAACCTGTTCTCTATACCTTCTCTCACTTCTTTATTCATAATTCCACCTTATATTCTCTTGTACTGTTATAATCAAACTTGCCATCTTTGAAATTAACTATTCCGTAGCCGTACTCCCACTTGTTCCCTTTAGCATCTTTGTTGCGATAATCCACATCTTTGTCCTCTATACAGCCAAACTCGTATCCATATCTGCCAAACGCCTCTGCATTACCCAGCCTGTGAGTATGTCCTATACCGACAGCCTCAAAGTTAGCAAACTCTTTCTCGTGCCTCTGCTTGATTAAATGCTTGATAACATTCTCAACTGACCTCATTGTTACCTTCGAATACCTGGAAGGGTGAGCAAATACGAAATCTCCTAACTGCATAAACCAATGATTAATGTACTCCACATTGTCGAAGTATCTAACTATCTCTGTGAGAGGTTTATGTTTCTCCATTAAAAACCCATTTAATCCTGTTACAATTTTATTCTGGAAGTATCTAATAAGCCTGTATTCGTGGTTACCATTAATAATGTAGATTTTTTTAAATATACCTGCTAACTTGTTCATTATTTTGTAGCCTAACTTGTACTCACTGCTGACATCTAAATTTTTAGACTGACCGTAATTTGAGATAGAGTCGTAGTCTAAATAATCTCCTGCTATAACTAATATATCTGCGTCTTGATTTGAATGGATAATATTTTCTAGTACATTTATATTAGCTTTAGGTATGTGTAGATCATTGATAACTAAAACTTTCACATCTTCATCGCGATATTCTTTCTTAAAGTTATTCATAACCTGTTTGATATGTTCTTTTTCTTCCTTATAGACTGAACCTATATCCTCGTCATATAAGTCGGCAAATATACCCTTACCTCTTTTGTTGGGTATGTAGTCTATGATAGGACTCCTTCTTATCCTGTTCCTTGTAGAGTCCATTGTAAATTCTTTTATATCACCATATTCTTCGTTTAATACTTCATTGATAGCGTCATAATCGTTGCCGTACTTATCGTATAAATCAGCTAACCTTTTCTCTATTTTCGGGTGATCGTTCCATCTAAATATACTTCCCACCTCCAGTATGATTAACATACTCTTTAGACTGCTTTCTATCTATTTTAGCCTGTATAACCTCGTCTATTTCTTTCCTCAAACTTCTATCTGATGTTATCCTGCGTAAGTCCTCCAGGAACTCTATACAACGCTTTCTAGGCACCGTATGACGCTCTGCTGCGTCTACTAACCGTTTAGCATAGCTTATCTCGTCAATGCTGTGTATATGCCCATAAGGAGCCGTATCAGAGTGCTGCATAGATGTATTAATTAACTGCATACCACTTCTATCCCTAACTAGTATGTACTTATTCCAGTGTTTAATAACCAATGTTAGAAACCTCCGCACTTATCAATATTTGTGTAGATTAATAACAAAAGGACACCAATCAAGGTATCCTTATAGTCTTATAAAGTTATAGTTAATATATAAAATTTTAATTATGGAGGCGACAATCGGATTTGAACCGATAACCTGCTGATTACAAAACAGCTACTCTGCCAATTGAGTTATGTCGCCTTGAAGCCCATTCCACGCTCTTAACGCTTCATAGGCATATTTTAGGGCTGACACCGACCTGCACGACGGGTAGCCAGCCCAAAGCTTTATATTGCATTGAGAAAGAATAGAGCTTTATACAGAGAGTTTGCTGACGGGTTCTCATCTATTCCTTCCCTATTATAAAGTATATCAGACATATAGCACATTATCTACGACAAAAGATAGACAATTATATCACTTTAAGTAGACCACCTTTTGATAATTTATTACAAATTCTTTTTATGTACCTCGTTATACTTCTTATTGAGTACAAATCATACCTTCCATCAGCTAACTGTTCCTGCGTCTTATTCTGCCAGTAATATTCTGCTATAAACTTCCTTTCCTTCTCGTTTAAGACTATTTCCATAACGCTGTCAATAGCCCTTATCTTATTTAAATTATCTATAACCTTATCCGACACTTTTTCTTTCTCAATTATGTAATCTTCTACTGTGGAATAAAATTCGTTGGTATTTTGAGTTGGTATTTTATCGTAATTAACTCCAGAGATAGGATCAACAGACATTTCTACTGCTACATTTGATACCATATAAGGATAGTTTCTCAACAATTCCTCAATCTTCTTTTTATCACTCATTAAACCCCTCCATTTGTAGAATAAATTTTAATATTTCCTCGTCAACTTTTCTCTTATGTTTTCTTTTCTGTTTAACCTTCTCGTAATACTTTTTCTTTTCCAACAACTTCCTCCCCTAACCATACCTTCTTTAAAGGATAATAGTTTTCACACTTACAATTTTCTCTTTCATCAGTTAATCCACAATACCCGACTGTTATAGACTTTTCCTTTTCATAGAAATGTTTACATATATTCTTCCTTCTGTTATGTTTTAGGCAAAAGTGTTCGTGTTTTGTTAGAGTATTACAACCCTCAACTACACATTCTGTATATTTAACCATTAATCACCTCTACAGTTATAATTTATGGCATAAAAATTTCATAGAATATTTTATTTTATGAATAAAGTATCTAGTATATTAGATATTAAATAAGCTATGCTATTCATCTAAACCTATTCTTTCTCCACCTTTTTCATCAGAACATATTTCATCTGGCAAAACACTATCCAATATAATTAAATAATCTTTTATCTGTTCAGCTTTCTCTTTAATTGATTTATAATATCTTAATATATATTGTTTAGCCAATTCGTTATCACAGTTAAGAGCATATTTTAATATTCTATCTTTTCCACCTTTTTCGTGGATATGCAGCAAGTCTAATATTTCTTCCATTTCATCTAATACAGTATATCTTTCTTTGTGAGCATCGCCATACTTATCATTTCCCCATTCTTTTCTTTTTTCAACCCATTCGTCAAACTCATCACTTGTCATATTGTATAACCTTTTCACTTTATCACAACTTCTACGATCAGATATAGCACAATTAAATCTATTCCTATAGTAGTTAATATAGGTATCATAAATAAAGTTTTCAGTTCTAAATCATATCTATACCATTCATTGACAAGCCTTTCTAACTGTTTGATACCATTAATATTTACCATTACCACTACTACTGCTAGTAAAGCACTAATCAACATTTCAAGTATAACCATTCTATCTCTCCTCAAAGTATAATTTTTTAATCTTATGGAAGTGTGATAAAACCATACTATTATTTATTTCTCCTAATACAAACTTTCCTCCCATTAACTGCCTAGCTTTATCCTCTGAATAATATTCTTTGTAGAGTTTCTGCAACCCTAATTTAAGCTGGTCGTGTAAACTATTCTTACCTCTGTTGAGTTCTGCCTTATCGTGCATTAACCCAGAAAGAAGGATTAAAGCCTCCTTCCTGTGATTTCTATGCCTTCTGGGTACTATATGATGTATTGATAATCTGTTGGTACTGCCTGTCAATTCACAGCCGTAATCTGCCCTTTTATAGATATGTTCTCTAACTTTATCTGGTATTTTATTAGTTATAAATACTCACCTAACTTTCTTTCTAATTCTTTTTTATATATTTTAATTAAAATCGATAGTATAAAACCTAACATTTCTAAACTTATAGTGATTAGTATTAAAGATAGTGCTACCGACCAATGACTATTTTCCCAAACAAAAACCATCAATATTATTTCCAAAATAATTCTTACTATATCTTTGAAATCAAAATCTATCATCTTAATAATCTCCACCTTTCTCACCTTCCTGATGCCTCTGTTTAAGAAGGTAGAATAACTTCTCAAGATTATCCATTAAATCTTCCATATATGATAGATAAGCCTCTGCGTAATCTCTTTCATTCCTTGCTGCTATTACATCATCATCAGCACTTGCCCTTCTCTTACCATCAGCAACACTTGTAGAATTTTCCCTTATACTAACATTTTCATAAGTCCTTCTATACTTACTTCTTTTTTGCAGATAATATAGATTAGTTTTAGCCTTTAGTGGTCGATAATAGTTCATCAACCCATTAGCCTCTACTGCTAATTGAAACGCTAGATAAGGGCTTATATCACCCTCAAATGGTATCTTATGCCGGAAGTCTTCGTATGGATCAAGACTTATTTCCTCTGGAGTCCACTCTTTAGTATTCACTTCATCACCTAGCATTTATTCCTCCTTTAATCTAGCATTAATCATTTCAAATAACTCTGTTCTTTGTTCAAAAGTCCTGTCATTAACCAGCCCATCTAATACTAAGTTATCAGCGAAACATAATAACCATTTCCACATTTTAAGTTTCAGTTTTGTCATTCTATCAACTCTGGATTTTCATATTTGTTGCCAATTACTTTAACATCATTAGCCCAACTTTTACTTAATTCAAAATTTTCTTTAGTTTGGGTATGATTAGTGATCAACCTAAAACTAGCTATTTTTTCAATATATTCAACTATAACTTTTTCACCAAAGCCACTTTTTATTATATCTCCTTCATATATTTCATTGCCTTTTTTATCTTTTAAGCCTGTGTATTCTAACAGCTCAAATTCATTAGGCTGTCTTTTAGGAAACTCATAATATAAATCTCCTTGCTTATTTATAACCTTTGGCTTTATAATAACAAAAAAGTCTATATCACCATTTTGTTTAAACTCTATTTGTCTTACACCGGCTATTCTGTTATCAATTTTATCGAAAGCCTTAAATTTAATTTCTCTCATCTTCACACCTTCTTTCATATTCTAATAATTCTGCGTGTCTTTCCGGCTCAATAATGTGCATAATCGGTTTATAGTTTTTCTTAACAACTAATAAAGGGTACTTTTTAAACTTATGTTTCTTACATTCATCTTTGTTGACTTCTATAACCTGTTCATAAGCACCCATTAACCACTTCGGTACACTACTTCTATGCTTACACTCAACAGAATAGGTCAATGCAGGTATATCAAATCCTAATTCGTTATAACCTGCACCTAATCTGCCAGAGGAAGTTACTGCATAATGTTCTTCATCTATTCCATCGTGTTCCTTTAACCACTCTGCGACATCACGCTCAAATCTTGATCCCTTATCTTTTGATTTACCCAAACTATTCCTCCTTTTCTTTTAAAATAAAATCTTTAGGAATAACTTTTTGATTAATATGAATATCTGATATATCTAGCCAGTTTTTCTTCATCAATTACAGTTTCTGGAACATCAAGGGCAAATTTCTTTTCCTTTGCCATCTTCAACCTCCCGTCTAATTTCTTCCCAGTGTTCTCGATTCCCGTTTTTTACCTCACCTTCTGGAATAAATTCATCCTCAATTAGTGTTTCATCTAAAATATGCTGACAGACAGGGCACCAATAAGCATGAAATATATCACCATCCGTATAAGTAACAACATTCATCTTTGTGCCCGCTGGAATATTCCTTTCGCAACCTACACAATTGTGTACTTTTCTAGTTTTGACTGTTTTCGCCCCGATTATTCTCATCAGCATCCACCTTCCTTTCGGCATCCTCAATGATCTGATATTTGCTGAACTGTGGATAATCTTCCATTAGCTTTTCTTTTAGATTCATTTTTTCCTCCTTGTTATCTTGGTGGACAAATTCCAGTTTCGCAAGACTCACCTAAATCCCTCTCTACATCATCTGGATTAAGATTAACCTTTAGCTTTTCTTCTTCCTTCTCTTTTATCTCGACAACAGGTTCTCTCTTAACTCTGCTGCCTATTGCACCTTCTGAATTCTGATACTTACCATTGTAAAGACTATCCGGAGTATTCTTCATTTCCATAAAGACTAACTGTCCTATCTTCATACCTTTTTCTAACTGTATGTAATTGTTTGAATGATTAAATATTTCTAATGTTAACTGCCCTTTGTAGCCTGGATCAACCCAACCGGCTGTAATATGTACGCTTAATCCTAATCTAGCAAGAGTTGATTTCCCTGCTAACATAACTGTAATATCAGCAGGTACTTCTATACTCTCTCTAGTATGTCCTAGCACAAATCCTAGTGGTCTAATAGGTCTATCTTCTACACCAACCTTTATATAATCTGGACTATCCTCTGCTGCATTAATAACTTTATTCTCTGATTTCTCAATAAGCAGACTATCACCAAGAGTTATATCTAAACTAGCAGGTTGTATATTATCTTCATTATAACCTTTAATATTATCTGCAATCGCCCTTATCATATTATCTGGTAATACCACTTTATCAACTCCTAATCGTAGATTACTTCTTCCACTTCAAAATCAGACCAACAACTGACAAATCCATTTTCTTTCTTTCCAAAATAAACTTTATTATCATAAAAATCACAATATTCAACTGCCAATACTTCTACTTCTTCTTCCATATCATCTATAAACTTATCACCTTTCTCTAGTTCATCTTTCTTTTTTAGTGGTAATAAATTATCTTTACTAACAATTGAGTGTAAAGTTTCCCCTTCTAACTCCCAAGTTATAGCAATAGTTCTTCCATTTCTATCTGGTTTTGTTATCGCCCAAATTTCAGCTTTAAATTTACCTAAATAATAATGCTTATATAAAACTTCATCACCAACTTTAAATTTATTAACTGGTTCAAAATCTTCTGGGTAAAATTTATGGAATAGTTTTTCTTTAAATTTTAAACCTTTATGATTATCATAATAATAAATTTTTGAAATTGTAACTACTTCACCTTTTTCTATACTAGTAAATTCATTTGTTTTACACTCAACTTTCATACCAATTTCACAATCTTCAATATTCATTTTATACCCCCTCCATACATATCTTTCCCGCAAAATAATCATCTATCCACTTCTTATACTCACATTCCTCTAGCATTTTATGACAGTTATCATACTCATTACACTCCAGGCAGAATGTTTTTTCTTCATAAGCCTCTGGTAGATTGGATAATACTTCATCTAATACTATCTTTTTAGCCTTATCCCACCCATAGTTTTGAGCAATAGTTGCTGACGGCATTAAATCTTCTTCCTCTGCTATCCTGTCGTATTCATCTTTGCTTATAGAATAACCTTTGACAACAATAGCCTTCTTTAAATCCTTTAATTCTTTCATCTAAAAGTCATCTGGAAGGTCGAAGTCATATTCGTCAAACCCACCTAAACCTCCACTTTCTGTTTTATTTCTTTCATATATACATTTATCGACAATAACCTTCGGCGGCCTGTGTTTCTGTCCTTCCTTTTCCCATTCGTCTATCTGTATTCTGCCGATAACTGTAACCAACTTTCCTTTTCTAGTGTTCTCTGCTATGTATTCACCTAACTTGTAATTACCTCTGTCAAAAGCTACACAGTTGAAGAAATCCACTTCATCGTCATTGTATTCTCTCTGTACTGCTAGTGAAAATGTGGTATAACCTTTACCATTATTTGATATTTTGTACTCTGGATCCTGTCCTAAATGTCCTGTCAACACTACTTGATTATGATATGGCATTAAATATCCTCTCCTTTTGTATTATGTCTAGTCAACAACATTCTCGGTCTTTCATTCTTAACATCTTCTGTATAAGCGTCAACCCACAGCGTCAAGTCCTTGTAGAAGTAAAAGTTTGATACTCCCACTCCTGTTGTCCTACCTTTAGCGTGTATAACCCTTGCCTCCTGCCTGTATTCTTCTTCCTGTTCAGCTACATCTTTGTTATAAGAAGGTCTGTAAACAAACCAAACCTCGTCTGCTGCCTCCTCTATCTCTCCACTATCTCGAAGGTGTTTTAGTTTAGGTATTCCATCAACATTTCTGTTAAGCTGTGATAACAACAATACAGGTACATTGAGTTCTCCTGCTAAATCCTTTAGTGAATTAGCAATTTCTCCAACCTCTTTGTTGACCGACTTATCACCTTTTAATCTTATCCTCTGCAAATAATCGACAATTATAACATCTGTGTTATATTTCTTGTACATCTTGCGACAATTAGCTTTTATTTCCTCTACGCTCAACCCCCTTTTCTCCGATATGATTAAGTTCTTATCATAATCAGAAAGTTTTGATCTAGCTGTATCAAGTGCTTTCTGCTGCACTTTAGTCAACCTTCTCTTGTTGTACTCTTTAGCTTTAACATTTGAATTCATTATCAATAGTCGGTCCACTAATTCCTTTGAGTTCATTTCCAAAGTAACAAAATGTGTGGTAGTATCGTGCTTTATCAACTTATCAACAAGCGACAATCCGAAAGCTGTTTTACCCATTGAAGTAGAACCTGCTATAACTGTCAGATGTCCTTCCTTTAAGCCTCCTATATTGTTATCTACAGAGGGAAAGTGGGTCATTATACCATTAACCTTGCCTGTTTCTAGTTCCTCTATATAGGCTGTATATGCCTCCATAAGAGCTTCCTGCAAGGTATAGTCCTCGTTATCATCAGCAAACTTACTTGTCGCTGAAAAGATAATCTCCTGTGCTGTTGAAACATAACCTTCTATAGTCATACCGTCTTTATTTGCTAAATTATGTATCTTCTTTGCCGACTTCTTTAAAATATCCCTAGTATGTAATACATCTAATTCTTTTAGCCAGTCATCAAACTCGAATACCATCTGTTCCTCGAATATAACATTGTCGACAACATCACCTAAATCACTTTTAGCCTTTATAATAGATATACTTTCAGAATTTTTATATCTATTAAGTACCCATTCATAAACTTTTCTAGCATTTTTGCAGGTGAAATGATTTTCAGTAGCAACTTCGATTAAATCATCAATTAAATTTTCATCAGTAAATACAGCTGATATTATATTTCTTTCTAACTTTTTTCTGTCCATTAAATCACTCCAGATCTACAATATCATCATAATTCTTACTGCCAGTATCGAAATCTTCCATATCTATTTGATTAACATACCAATCCATCTTCTGATTAAATAAAGTCTGTGGTCTTAAATACTTCCTCATCTTCTCGCTGTCTATCCATTCGTCAACTTTGTAGTCAATAACATTCTTGAAGTCCTCTAGTCTAAAACCTTCTCTCCACCTTGCCGATATATGCTGCTTATACTTATTAGTAGTATGCCTGTATCTAGTGCCTGCCTTCTTGTTTAAGTAGCTTATAATCTCCTTGTATGGTATAACACTCTTATTTTTAGTACAGCCTTTATCGTCTAATTTAGAGCCACAGAATGGACAGTATTTCATATCGATATAAGTATTTGCCTCTTGTATAAACATTGTTTGTTCTTTCCACTCTTTACAAGCGATATTATCACCTCCTTAATTGTAGATTATTTCTTCAATACTTTCGCTAGATATTGCATAATATAATTTTTCTCCATCAACAAATGTTTTAGCAAAGTAAGTTTTTTCGTTAGTATCCTCATAATCACCCACAGCAACTACTTCAAATTCTTCTTCGTGTATCGCTTTAAATTTATCGCCTTTTTCTAACTCGTCTTTATTTTTGATTGGTGATAAAAACCTTTCTTTTAAAATTTGGTATAATTTTTTATTGTTAGCAATGTCATAAGTTTCAACTAAATATTTTTGATTATATCCATCTTCCTCATCAACGACAAATAATATCTTTCCAAGTTTTTTTACACCTTTAACTCTAACTTCATCACCAACTTCAAATTTATTATCTAAAGGCTCGTAGTTATCCGGAGGAAAATAAGGTACATAACCAACAAACTTTATTTCTCCGTCTTTTATTTTGCTTATTTCAAATGTTCTTCCAGCCTTATTTCTAACTTCCATTCCAACTTCACAATCTTCTATTCTCATTAACCTCACTCCTTAATAAATTAATACTTCTTTCATATTTGGGATTTGTATAATAGTCGCACTTTTCTAAATTATAATGATACTCACATTCCTCTTTATCAGCACATATATTACAGAAATAATCCTCAAGTTTTCTTTCTTTATCATCATAGTTATAACCACAAACTTCTTCTAAAGCGTTCTTTAATGTTCCATAGAATTTAACCACTACTGACTTTGAAGGGTTTCCACTCCTTCTTGAAAACCTCTCATACTGTTTATAGGACATATATTTGCCATATAAATCTGCTGCACTTATAATAGCTTTATCAACCTGTTTTTTTGTAATCTTCTTTTTTCCACCTGTTATATCTGGTACATCTATGTTTTTCTTTTCCAGCATACTACTTCTTAATTTAGAAAACCCACCAAATCTTTTAGTATATAATTCTAATCCACCCTCTAAATTTCTTGATCGCCTGTACTTTGTAAAATTACAAGTTGTAGGTTTAATATCTTCACTCTGGCAATATTCTAAAAAAGATAGCATATTCTCTTTTAAAGTCTTATTCGTTATTATCTGCAATTTCCTATCCCTCCGAGAAAAGAGGGTCAGAATTTATCCAACCCTCCTTGTATTTATGCTGACTGTTTAGAGTTAATATCTTCTAGCAGTTCCTTCCCTTCCTTCTCAGTTAATTTATAGAGTCCATTCCAACCTTTAAATCCCTTCTCCTTTAACTTGCTTACTATTATCTTTTTAGCTGACTCATCTTCCAACCAATCCTTTATATTTGCTGCTGTCTTATCGCTAATAGTGTCTTTAGTCTTTTTACTACTTGAGGATTTTTTATTACTTTTCCCATTATCAGCTGCGATATATTCTCCCATTTTCCAACGCAGGTTTCCGTCTTGATCTACTATCTCTAAATCTGATATTTCTCCATCATCATTGTAGTCTATTTTAGATACTTCAAAGTTAACTTTAGACTGTAGTCTTACACTATTACCCGACTTATAAGTTTCATTAGACTTCAAGTTAACCCAGATGAATGGACTTGTATAGAGTTCCCTGCCTATTCCCCAGTTAACACAGGCTCTTTTAAATGAGTCACTAGCCTGTCCTTTTTCCTTCTCCGTATTAGATTCAACACCAACATCTTCTTTACTAACCCATTGTTCTTTCTCATCATCATATATTGATACTGTGCAGAATAAGTTTCCATTAACTACTTTGTGTTTCCTTTTCCAGTTAGTTTCACCTACAGTTTCATCTAATATCTTCATATCTGCCCGAGCGTCTTTGTAGAGCAATAACATAGCACCATTTTCTTTTACATTCTGTGGTCTAGTTTCAATCTCTGACGCTTTTAACTTTCTAAATTCAATAGTCATTTATATCACTCCTTCTAAATATTCAGCAATACCTTCCACCTTTTCATCAAAGCAACCTTCTCTGATGTGTCCTACTACTTTGCCTAAATTATCATCAAATTCAGATGGTATAGCACCTTCGCAACTAACATTTCTGTAATTGCAGTAAGAACATTGCCAGGGTAGGTCTGCCACAATACTATCAGCACCTTTATTATGATTAACTTTAATTTTAGGTTCTAATTTAGCAGGCGGTATATCGGTTATTTTAAGCTGTTTAGCCTTCTCAATAGCCTTTTCCACCTTCTTATCGTTTCTTTCTACTGCAAACTGTCTGACGAAGTTTTGTCCTTCCCTATCTGCATATAGCACAAACCCACCGACAGCATCGGTTGCCATAATATAAGACTGCACCTGTAATATATGCGACTTCTTGGGTTCTCTCAAATAGTTAAATGCGTTTCCTCTAACAGTTTTGAAGTCAACTATATATTTATTACCTTCTGGATCAAGTAGTGCAAAATCATATCTGCCAGTTATACCTTTTAAATTTACCTGTTCTTCTATCCCGAATACATTCCAATTTTTAGGAAGTCCCTGTGATAATACTGCTGCTAAAAACTCGTGTAGGTTATGCCCTTGTTTTAACATCATCTTGACACCTGGAGAATTTTCTTGCTTATCATATCCATTAAGTCTTAACCATACCTGTCGTGGACACTTCTGGTCTGAATTATCTAATGCTACAGCTAAATCTGATATATG